TTATGACAGTTAAATAATATAAACACTAACTGTTTATATGATTTCTAAAATATACCGGCGACAGGTTTCGATCCTGTGTCCTCGGAGTTATGAGCCCCGCGCGCTTCCTCTGCGCCACGCCGGTAAAATAATACGACACATGCGCGTCGTTCGTCGTGTGCTGCGTTTATAGCGTCCAGCTTGACAATTACCACCTGTAGGTATCGATCCTACACCGTTCTTTTAATGAGTAAAGAAGATAACCATCTGACTTTCGGACCAACGATGATAAGTCGTTAGTAAAGTAGATGTCAGACGATAAAACGTCCGCCGTGGAAGTGGTTTAAAATGATTGCGCCTTTGCGAAGGCAGTTTCACTTCTATAAAGTGAATAATGAAAACCCAATAATATAGGTTATTACCTCCTGATGGTTTTGATCCGATCGACCTCGGAGTTATGAGCCCCGCGCTCTGCCTCTGAGCTAAGGAGGTTTGTGATGTTGCTCAAGTGCCTAAAAGCACCGGTGCGATGTGATGAAAAATACCGGCAGTAGGTTTCGATCCTACGTTCTCAGCGCTAATGAACGCGGCTGTGTGCTTCCGCTACACCGCACCGGTGAAATGAATGAATGTCTTAGAATGAAATGATGCTGCTGCGTTTATATCGTCCAGCTTGACAATTACCGACAACCCGTTTCGATCGAGTGACCTCGGGGTTATGAGCCCCGCGCGCTGCCCCTGCGCCATGTCGGTAAAATGAATGAATGTCTTAGAATGAAATGATGATGCTGCGTTTATAGCGTCCAGCTTGACAATACCGGCGGTAGGTTTCGATCCTACGACATTCCGCTTATAAGGCGATAATCATTCGTAGATCGGACCTGTTTCTTTCGAAACGAGTAAAAAAGGTAACAAACGACGTTTTAGACGCTCTGCCGCTGAGCTACACCGGTAACAAAGATATAACTTTTGCAGGATTATACAACCCACAAATCAATAGAATTAGATAATCATCGCAACGCGGACCATGAGTTATTTATCCTACCTGATAAATAACAAGTCAATATTTTTGTGACGAAAAATGATTTGTGAACAATGTAAAACTCTGTAAACATTACATCACAATCTTACTCCTATGTCTAAAGGAGGTGAAAGAGGAGAACGTCCCTTCACATACTATACAAAGAAAATATCTTTAAGTTCTTTTCGCGAAAAACCGCGCCGTTTACGCATTTTTCCTAAATGATTCGATTCGATTCCATTCCATTCCATTCGATTCCATTCCATTCGATTCCATTCCATTCGATTCCATTCCATTCGATTCCATTCCATTCGATTCCATTCGATTCCATTCGATTCCATTCCATTCCATTCCATTCCATTCCATTCGATTCCATTCCATTCCATTATTCGATCAATTCCTCGATTTCCTGAACCGAGTGACAAATCCTGAATCGATGATACCAACGTTTCGAAATCAGTGGAAGTACCTCAATTTGAACCAATTTAAAACTTGTGTCTAAAAGACCAATCGCCATTTGTTCCTCTTCCCCCTTTAATGTAAGAGTAAACACTGATTTCAATATGAAATGAAGAAGAAGCATAACATGTTCGCTGGATACATAAAAACGAAACACTTTACCTTGATTGATATTGTTAAATGACTTAATAATGAAATATACAAGTTGATTGAATTGAGGTGCATCATTGATGTCGATTTTTCCATCAGATAAGATTTTATTAAACCCAGATTCAAGTATGAAATTCAACTTATCACGTATTCCATCTTCACAAACATACTTCTTAAGACTATCCAATTGCACTCGATTCAACCGATCTTTGAATTCGTCAAAAACACGCTCGATTTGATTAATTGCTAAAGTAGGCTCTCGAAGAATATTGTTCAGTTTGGTTCGTAGAAAGGGGATCGTGAATATCAAATTAAATGTGATATCTTTTGCAAAATGGAAAAGAGATAGTTTGGTTCTTTTGATTTCAGTGTCTTCATCATCGTAATCAATTGCAGTATCCTTATCTTCCTCTTCTATAATGATTTTAGTATTTGTTGGTTTGATGATACGATGGGCGGTTTTATTACTACAAACCGGCGCCGGTGATGGCTGAGATGTTGGTGACAGCGGTGCCGGTGATGGTGGTACTTGTATCTGTTGTTGTGTTGGTTTGTTTATTGATTGTAGATGAATCTGTGGGTGGTGCGGGTTCGGGTTCGGGTTCGGGTTCGGGTTCGGGTTCGGGTTCGGGTTCGGGTTCGGGTTCGGAATCGACATATCTGTTTTTTTTGTTCCTACTGACGGTGTTACCTGTTGTATATTACGCGCGATCGTCTGATTCATAACATCTGTCATCGCTGAATGATTGATTGCCTTTATAAAATTGATGGGTGTGGTATTTGATGCATTGTGTGTTGACGGTGCTACAGCTAATGGCATCGATGAATGTATTATAGCTGGTTGGGCAGGGGCAGGAGCAGGTACTAATGTGTTACTTGCAGTTGGTATAGGTATAAAATCAGGTATATCAAAGACATCATTTACTATTGTTTGCGGTGTTGTAACATTGTTTATTTGACTACGAGATATAACATCTGCTGTTACGTATCCGGACGGTATTTGAATCTGGTTCATTTTTCCTATATATCTTTTAGTTTATTTTTAGTTATTGAAACAACGATGCGTTTGGTGGCATCTCGTCGAGATTACCACCACTCGGATTATCAAGTAGACCCGCTTGTACTGCCGGTTCTTCTGAACCTCCGGGTTCTTCTGAACCACCGGGTTCTTTCATTGGAACAAAACGCTTTTTATATTTTATATTACCCAACTTAAAGGTGCGTATATACTCTTCAAGAGAAACTGTCTCTTCATCGCCGCCACGAATACTTTCTTGTAGATCCGGCGAGATAAATTCGAGTGGTATCTTCAATAATGAATATCCCGCATCCCGCTTTATTTCAATTAATCCAAACCTCGACGGAACATCCTGCGTTATGGTAAACGGATGAACAAAAAAGAAACTTTCAGTTAACTCGTCTCCGTATAATACCATAACGCTCTTACTATTCTCACTCAATAACCCTTGCGAGATAAACACAATCGGTATCTTGAAATACAAAGCCAGAATCCATATATCAATATTCGTCAAAAAGTAATTTTCACTTTGAATAATCTGTGTTATCGTCGCGCGTCCCTCATTAACAAGATTTGCATACTTCTTCATTCCATAACCGTTGAGTATCATAATTAGTTTCTTTTCAAGACCCATGTTCGAGAGTTTCTCATATTCTTCCACCAGTATGTTTTTAATTTTCAATATTGTCATTTCACCCAATTCATCTACATGCTGATGCCGGCAATTTTCACACATAAAATAATTACATTCACGACATGCAAACTCATAATGTTCACGCCCAATCGCATTATTACATTTCGCACATAAGTCCGATTCAGGTGCGCTACTACCAGCCTCGCCGGCGGCCGTTCCAGTTGATTGAAACGACGCAAATGGATTCGGTTTTTGACGAATACAGCTATGACCACTCGGACACTTTGACGCGTTTTGCGCAATAATTCGCAATATTGTTAATATTACATCAAACGAGCATTCATTACTTTCATTCGAAAATAGAATCTCAAATGTGTTCATCTTTGGAAAAAACAACTGTCGCATTTTGTCCGTTATTTTGCGCTTCGACGCCTGATGACAAAAATCAAGCACATGATTCACTTCATTCAGTTGCATTGCCGATTCGGCGGGTGCGCTACCAGATGGCGGAAGCGATGGCTGCTGCTGGACTACTGAGGCAGCAGCCTGCGGCTTTTCTTCAGAATTACGCCTCATCGCCGCCGCACCCGACGACGACGACTCTAATTCTAAATATCGGTCTACATATTCTTTGCGATACACCGGGTCATACGCTTGAATACCCCGATTCCCCGCGCTACTCGGCGCCACTGTATAAAAACTCGTCTGAAATACATACGGATTTGTGTCTGCAGGTTCCATATTTTCAAAATATTCCTGTGTAATAAATGTCTCCAGTAAAATGATCTCGTCATCCTGCAAATCATATTTTCTGTCTTGAAATGAGAGATATTTCGTGGGTTCAAACATAAACAGTTTTACGCGCTCATATCGTATCATCTCATCTGACAGTTTCCCGAAATATGCGATTTCATTGTCAATATCTGGATACATTAAATTACGCCGGGGAAGCAAAAGTTTACATAGTCCACCTGATTCTCTCAAACAATAACTTTTCTTTCCACACGTCTCATCGTCGCTCGTTATACAACCAGATATTTCACCCACCAATTTCAATGTGTCTTTATTATACTTTATAAATGCAATGTATTTCACCATTATCCGTTTCATATGCGCTATAATTTGCGAGAGCTTATTCTGATAAACTGTAAACGGTGATGCTATCAACTTTTCAATATCGTCTTTGACCGCCTTGTTTTCAGGACGATTCATAATATTTCTCGCAGTATTACGGAATACGTTGTAGAAATTAGTTTCTAGGCGAATATTTCGCACATATCTCACTCGCGTCTTATCTACCGGTTGCTCCGTGTGCGACGCAATCTCCTTATCTGCGTCAAGATGATTAAGATGATTATTCTCTGTTATAGTCGGTATCCCGTCGTCCTCATTCGTTTGCGGGTCCTTCTTCACATTTACTTGAATAAACTGATTGGTCTCCGTTAGAACACCTACTACATACCCGTCTTCTACAACCTTCACCTTGGGGCGACAGTAAATATCCTTTTTCGTTATTTTCTTCACATGCGTTGCAACCATTTCCAGAAAATCCACCGTTTCACGATAACTCATTGTCCACAGTGAGTCGTCGTCCATTATTATCGTCGGAGGAGTCGGCAGCAATGGATTATTAACTAGAGGCGCCGATACTGCAGTTGGAATAAATCCAGACCACCTAGTGCGTGTGCTTGATTTTTTTATAACAGAACTCGGGTTTACTTTCGTCGTTGTTATAGTCTGTTGTATTTGTAGACCAATAACCTTACCCGTAAAATTGAGGACTTGCGCATTGATTTCGAACCCGGCATCTTTAACAATCTTCGCAATCAGCGTAGCAGGTTGATTCATTTTGTATTTGTATTCGCGCGGCTGACTCGCATTAAGGCGGCAATAGGAAAAATACAGATCGCGAATATTTTCAATAACATGCCGGATTTTTGGCATTAGCGTTTTGCTTTTTACCGCAAAACGCCCAAGAACATTGTACTTTCCGTTCGATTTGCTTTCAAAGAGATAGATCGGTTCGTAGTATGTGTCACGCTTCATAATAATAATCGTTTTTCGATTCACATCAAACACCTCGCCCGAATACGCGTTGGTTGGACAGATAACCTGGACATTATTTGTTATGTCGTCATCCGGAATATGAATAAGGATAATATTATTCCCCTTTTTGAAGAGTTTGTTATTTGGGCGTGAAACAATGTCCCAAAGATACGTATGATCAATAATAGACGCATCATCATCCAAATACGCAATGAAATTTTCAAACGCATTACATATCCGCAGAAATGCTTCCCGCGGGAGTGTGCGAGAGATATTTGCCTTTTTATATTTGTCTGCATCTATGATTTCCTTATTGGGATTATAGAATACATCCGTCAGTGTTCCATTTTGTAAGGTTATGAAAGTATCAATGTCGAGAGATTGTATGATAATATTTCTCATCTCTCGAATCTTAGGTACAGCATAACTAGATACCACTGTTCCGGCAGTGGAGGCAGCAGCCGCACCACTCGCCCTCGGCGTCATTGCTACTGGTGTTTCATCGTCAGAAGAATGATATTCTTCTTCAACATTTCCTCCCAGTGCAACATTCGCAGCACCAGAGGCAGCCGCTTGAGTTTCGACGCCGGGGCTGGAACCGGATTCGGTACTCAGTCTTTTAAGATTGTCGACCCGCTTCTGTATACCTTCAGCTATCTTCTTTGAGATTCGTTCCTTCATAGTTGTCTTTGAACCCATCATCGGCGAAACGAATTGTTCAGATTCAATTGTTGCTACTATGGATTCATACGGTTTGGATGCCACCGCAGCACTCTCGCCGCGCGAAAATACAGTTGTTGTAACCGTACCTGTACTTTCTTTGAAATAATACGCAATCGCAGACACAAAGGATTGACGGTCATTCGTCTCGACCCCACGCCGTAAAAGACATGGGGTATCTTTTTTGATTGCCGTATTTTTTATACTTACTTGACAATTCCGACTATCCGAAAATAAAAACTTTTGAACTTGAACTGGCAAATATCCCCACCGATTCTCCTCTAGAGGGAATTTATCAGAACTTAAAATTCGGTCGTCCTTCATTTCATTTATTTTGGCGGGTTCAGAAACAACGACAACCGTCGTCGGCTGCGCACGTGGAGTTGCTGTTGCTGCCGTATCGGCCGAACCTCCCGGAGGCGCAGAAGGTTGTTCCGAGAGATTACCTGAACCTACCACTTCTGGTTGCGAAACTGACGACGTCATTTCCGTTCTTATCGCCTCAAACTGTTTTGATTGACATTCATCACGACGCGCAGTTTGCGATGGTTTATCCCACTGTGCAAAACAACACGGAACACATAACCCCTTCGGATGCGCATCCTTCTTCAAAAACCCAGGATAATGCTGTTTATAATTCCCCTTTTCATCTACGTGATATTTATCGTCCGTAAATTCGAATATATTCGCACCAGGCGGTATCTTCTTCGCCTTTTGCGGAATAACTGTACCATATTTTCCGGATTTTACCTCTTCTTCTGTAAGGCTCGTATTATGTTTCAAACTCCAATATCTTGGACAAATGTAATGATACGGTTTACTCGCATCCGACCCGTAGGTTATACTGTGCGAATAAGAATTTGGATGTTCACGGTCAATTCGCGCCTTTTCTTCACTCGTTAATATAACCGGCTGACGTCTCACGTTCCAGGGACAACTGCGCGAGTATGCATTAAACTTACCAACATCCTCGTTTAAATGAATAATCGGGTCGCGCTCTTGTATACGTTTTGAAAAAGGATTCGGATTGGCCAACTCCATACCGGTTATATCTGAAACATCTTCTTCTACATCAGAAGAACTGGCTGCTGCTACGGCGGCGGCGGGTCCTCTTTTTTTTTCTACAGCTACGGCTACGGTCGCCGCGGCAGCACCGCCTCCGCCTCCTCCGCTACCTTTCCCACCTCCACCCCCTTGTTCGCTAGTCGGCGCACTATCCCCAGCGTCATCTTCGTCATCGTCATCACCCCCCTGCAGTAAATCAAATAAATCAATCTCCTCTTCTTTTTGAGATTCAGCTTCAAATCCAAATACAACTTGCGCGGCAGCGGCGGCAGATGTCCCGGATACAGTAGATGCGGGTTTCTTAATAACTGGCACAATTTCCTGCATAACCTCGATTGATTCTTCTCTATCTGATGGATGGATATCATCCAATACTGCCTCCGGTTGCGCATTACGCGCAAAAATACTTGTTGCACCTTCGTCCGTCAGCGGCGGCGCCAGACCAACTACTGATTCTTGTCTGGTGGCGGAACTCAATACTACTTCGGCTGCAGCCTTCGCCGATGCATTCGCACACAATTCCATAATTTTATCATACGGTATTTCAGTACTTCCCGGATTCTGATAGATGCGAATAATCGAGTCTAAATAAATGTGAAGTGCCGGTAAAAAAAGAACATTATTGATGTTTGCAATTTCAATCGTAATAATATTATTAAATGCCCCTTTCGTTATTTTCGTAAGGAACCCTGGGTTGTTCTTAATCCGAATATTTCCGCCTCTAATCCTAGAAAATTGTTGGGTTTGTAGCGATGATAATATAGATGCCAGTTTGCCACGCGCATCACTCTCTGATAACATATAATTATCCCGAAGTCCATCAATAATGTCGCGGTCGGTCTGGCGTGTATTCATCATCTCGATAACATACGCGTCCTGACTCGACATTTCATTGTAGTTGCTGACCCGCTTATACCGCAAGACAATCCCCTTCTTCAAATTTCCTTCTATCTCATTAAATACACTTGAAATACAACGGATCATCTGCTTTATATCGATATTTCGTGTAATCGCGATTTGTGCAAAATATTCCAGATTAATCAACTCGATTTGTGGATGGTGTAATTTATGAAATAAACTCATATGAAACCCACTCTGTTCCACGTGTTCCTTAATAACGCGTAATACAGGATTCACAGTGGCCTTTATGATACTCTCAATTTCGGCAGTCGTAAATGAAAACCGTGTAAAGAGTTTGACATAAATAGACCCTTCTGGATAAAACTCGCACCGAATCGGAATAGATAAATGAGTTGCTTTATGGTTGGGTATCTCCGGATTAGAGTATGTATACTGAATGTATACTGCAACACTCTTTTTTCGCGCCGTTGTTTTTATTAGACGGAAAATGTCGCTTTTTGGTAGGTATGGGATTTTCCGTCCGCTACGACTTACACTCGAAATGTATAGTTTGTAAATATTGTCACGTTTCTTCCCAGGATTGTATTTGATATATGGAATATGTTCGGAGCAATGAATCATCTTAAATATAGTGTCGAGAGATTGATTGTATGGCGTCTCTGGATAAATCATAAACTCAACGCCTCGTATACCATCGTCAATGTAATTCTGTTCAGATGTCTTTTTATCATAAATGTCATAGAGTAGTTTTATATTTGCCGTCTGACGCAAAAATCTCTCGTTGAGTATCTTCGTATCCGACGAGAACAACTTCAACTTATGAAGAAGGAGTGTGTTGTGTGAATGTATTGTCGAGAGATCCGATTCTTCTGATGCCTCGCCTCCAGTGCGTTGCGCGTCGTCGCTGCGATATACCGAGAGATATGGGAAATATACCTGGACAATATAAGATTCATAGATTTGTTTCGTGGCAGGGGAGGCAGCGGCAGCGGAACCGGCAGCGGAACCGGCAGCGACTGCATCGACGGACATTTCCTTCGCATAAACCAACGCATCTTCCGCTGAAACCAAATAAATTGTGTTATGAAGAAATACATCATAGTCCACCAGGACAACCTTATTCGTCGTATTTACAATCTCACCTGCATGGATTTCTAAAAAAGGGTCTGCGTTCATCGCGTCAAACGGATTCACTGCGTATGGATATTCATAGGTCGACGCAATATTTAACTCTTGTCCCATTGCTACATTAATAATACGGGGTTTCTCTTCTAATTTTAGATTTGCAATATTACTATACGTATAGTTCCCACTGGTTCCCCCTCCAGGAGGGCCTAGTTTCGCATATTCAGATGCGGTCGTGGGTGCATCCGGCGCGACTTTACAATTTGGACTCACGGTTGGCTGATTGTCGATATTCAACAAATAATTCTGAACTCGAACCGGCGTCATCTCTAATTTTCCATTTGAGGTTATGTTATCGTATGCAATTTGCGTGGTTATTGTTTTGCACTGTTTGCAGAAGAAATACAATTCGGAATACGAAAGACCAACCGTCTCTCGCGTCAAATAGAGGAACTTTTTCTTGATTGTTTCTATCGAATCGTCCGGATAAATTCTCTCGGGAAGAAAGACCACCTTCATATCATTTTGATGAATCGAGTTCAGCTCGTAATCACTAAATATCTTTTGGAAAAATGGGTTTTCTCGCTCTTGCAAAAACTTCTCATTAATATTTACGATTTCACCCTGATCTGTTCTGAACTCTACATTTCCGTAAAATACATATAGTACATTGTATTCAGGCGATAGCGACGATGCATTTGCAGAACCTTCAGGAGACTCAGCAATGTCATCGGGCGACCTGATATGGCATATCTTATAGATTGGGATTTCCATCGTATCAATATTATCGATAATATCTATATACGATTATACTATTATACTATTATACTATTATATCAGGGGAAGAATACTAGGGGGTAAGATCGTCTAGTATAACTAATAAATATATAATAAAGTGTTTTCATTCTATATTTTAACTGAAACAATGGCGACGACTCATACTCCCGAGGTCAAAATGATTGTTGCGCTTTGTCGCGGAGGCGGTATCGGGTTTCAAGGGACGCTTCCATGGCCTAAACTCGATAGAGACCTGCGTTTCTTTTCCGAAATGACTCGATCATCTATATTTCCTTATAATAACGCGGTGGTTATGGGGCGAAAGACGTGGGAGAGTATTCCAGAAAAGTTTCGCCCTCTTCCATTTCGTGATAATTTTATTCTATCCGCATTACACGGAACAACCAGTGATGCACCCTCACCAACTGGGGCGACCATTCTCCGAAATCTCTCGGAGATGCATTCGTACGCCAAGAATTACGACACCATTTGGTTTATTGGTGGGGCGTCCATCTATGAACAACTCCTCTCCCCGATCACTACATTATTGCCTTTTTCAATCAATAATATTTATATTACATTTGTCGACGAGAGTTATGAACACGACACTGCATTTCCGTTGATGTATCAATATGAATCCGTAGAAGAATGGCAAAAGCTTCGGAATGACGCAACAAATCGGGCAATTTGGTGCTGGACAAGCGCTGACGATATTCCGCGGTATGTATCCTTTTTTACTGAAGGTGCGCAAAGTAATCATCTATATTGTATAACCGACGTGGACCGGGAGTTTGTAGCAAGTATAACGCGTCCATCAGATATGAAAGCGATACAAGAGAGGCGGTCCCCAAATACAATATTTTTGTCATTAGAGAGGATACTCGAAGTCTAACCACCCGCCCAACCACCTGCCCCCTCCCACATCGCCCCGCCTCCTCCCACATCGCCCCCGCCTCCTCCCACATCGCCCCCCGTGGTGCGCGGCGGAACGCGCTAGTTATCAAAATGCGGATTATCGTTAATCGTCATTCCACAATACTCTTTCGGTCGAAGTTTATAGTCTTCTGGTGTATACACTTTAATTTTCTGTGCTTCATCAATCAAAAATCTAAAATTATTCCAGAATTCATCTTTATGTCCAACACTCTCCGACATAATATGGCTCAACTCGTGCAGTGCAACAAAGGTAAGCGTATTTTCATCAATAAGTTTATTTCCTTTCTTTGTTGTATTGACACAAAATGCGAGTTTTTCGCCTTTATTCTCACTATACGCGGTATATTCGCTCGTAGGAAGCGTTTCACTCACTTTTTCTGGGCGAAAATTTTTTACTAAACGCTTTACGTTTTCGCGTTCGGGGAAAGTATCTTCCATATGCTTAACCACCGTTTTCATTTTCTGGGTAACTGTCGCAAGAAGATCCGCCGCGAGTTCCAGTTTTGCACGTTCGCGGACACAATATTTATTTCCGTCCACCTTGGAAACAATACATTTCAACTGGAACGCGTCGGATTCTTGATATATCTTAAGACAAACAACAATAATAAAAATAATAATGATATATCCAAAAACACTTGTTTTGAACATTTTTGAATGTGCCTTTATATAGTAAAAGAGTTTAAGTTTTGACAATTATTTGAGGATAATGGTCAATAATTCGTTGATGATAATGCAGTATATAGCAAAATAACGGACACTTTAACGTCGTCGATTTGTAGCGGTTCGTTTATTCAGATTTACGCGTTTTACACGATGTTTCGTCGTCCGGTTATGTTTTGATTTTCGTTTCGTGTGACGATACCCACCACTAGAGTTCGATATTGATAAATGTTGTTTGTTCCCTCCTGATTGGGGGTTGGATGAGTGTGGGACTCCACCTTGCGCTGACCCTTGGCCTCGTCCTCGGCTTGGCGACCTGTGTCTATTTTGTGTTGGGGAACTTCCGCGTCCGCGTCCGCGTCGCGGGGATGTTGAGGATGAGGATGAAGATGATGAAGCTGAACGCGAACGTGCACGTCTGGGGTCCGGGCGTCCGCGCGCGTGTGATCGTCTGTGTGTTCGAGCCCTTGCTGGTGCTGGTGCTGGTGCTGGTGCTGGTGCTGGTGCTGGTGCTGGTGCTGGTGCTGGTGCTGGTGCTGGTGCTGGTGCTGGTGCTGGTGCTGGTGCTGGTGCTGGTCCTCCAGTTACAGATGCTTGTGAATCAAAATTCTGCGAGTCATCCACATCCTCATCCTCATCTAGCTGACGTTGACAGACAAAATCAGTATCGGGACCTCTACACGTTGGGTCCACTAGGAATACGTCTATTCCCTCTTCTAGTAATTCTCCAGTGGCTGGATCATATTGAAATACTTTCAGGATATCTAGAATATGGGCAAGGGTTGCATTTTTTTTCTTCCACATGTGATCTACATTCAATCTTGCCCTGTCTTTCAACTCTGGAGGACAATTTTGCTTATTGATGAGCTCGATAAATCCTGGCGCACCTATCGGTACACCGCCAGCACGTGATGCCATATTTCTGATATTCATATATTTAGGCTCTACAAATAGATGGTCCGGTTCAACCGGACCCTTTTTAGTGCGGTTTATCGGGTCAAGAATCAGGTTACTATCTTTAATACTTGTTAAAAGTAGGTCTTCCGCCACAATAGCTGGTATATTACTACTAGCAAAAAAAACTCCATATAGTTCAGCTACTGTGTATGGTGGGTGTAGACGGGTTCCCACGTCTGACGTATTTTCTCCTTGATTTTTATGGAATTGAAACCATCGAGCTTCAGCAACATTTAGTAGATCTGTAAACGGGATACCGACCTTTCTTAACTCATCACCTAACCCAGAAACTTCATAGACCCTTATAATTTCGCGTTTCAGTTCCTCCCAGATCGTGTCGAAAGGCAACCCCCTCCGGTTTCGCAGGATCCTTGTTAGTATACTAGGAAAACACATATCTATTGACTTGCCCTCAAACTCAGGATGTTCCGGCAAGGAACCAGTACCAATACTCCCCATTAATCCTGGATTAAATTCTAGGTTTGCTCCAGGAATAGAAAATACCCTGAGATTCATACCCTCTGGTATCTCAGTTTGAGAACGTGTATTTGCTCCACCCTCTTGAGGACACACTCCGTGTGCTTGAACAAATATTACAATTCTCTGTTTTTCACCGTCTGTAGTATTATACCGCCTTGCTGGAACTGCAGCTGCACCTCCTGGCCGCGACATTGGAAATATTCAATTATATATATATATAATACTTATTTTTTATCGCTAAATATCAATTTATCAACGGTAGTTTCAACACAAAACACCCGATGCGAAATAATACCCAATAAAAATAAAGTGACGAGAGATTTCCAAAACACAAATCCGAATACACGTGCGATAATAAACGCAACAACAATCGTTGCCACGACATCAACTACCGCTACATCGAATAAACGGTATGCGTGTGCGCCTTCTCTCGGGCGACCAAATAGGTCCTTATACTGACACGCGGCATTCATACTAAATCTTTATATATATATACAGTAATTATAAAGGACACCTCCAATTTGGGTCAGGTTTATCAATAAAGTCCGGCGTATGTGTATAATCAACGGTAAGTTCTTCTCCTGCGGCGATATCTCTCGACGCAATGATCCACCAATCTCCTGTAGTTTTATCTGGGGATGATGAGAGATATGTGTTTGGTAATATCGATTTTGATGCATCCGCATTTCCAGGACAGTGGTTGATCTTACTTCCAATCGGAGTCACGAGTTCATTCCAACCAATTGCGATGAATAATTTATCGCCTTTTGCGCGGCGTTGTAGCGTGTATAACCCAAGTCCCTGTATTCGACTATCGCGTATCGTAAAATCAGAACTACCTAGTAGACCGTGCTGATAATTTATAAATGCAGGGAAAATTATCTCTCGGACAAGAATGAATGCAGCGACTACGACGACTGTTATGACAAATAACTTCAAAAGACTCGACGACGACATACCACGAATCATCAGTTATTTTGATACCGTGTTTATATTATAGATTGATAAAATGACATTCAATCTATAATATTTCGTCTAAATGATTATATTACTGCTGCTGTACACTTCCTAACTCAAGAGGAGTGCGCATGAGGTCGGGTGCAAATGTACTCTGGTTCCAAGGGCCGACATTCAACTGGGGGTTAGGAGGTTCAGAACGCAACTGAAGATTGGCATTCTTCATCGTATTTCCAATCGTATCAATTCCGGTCAAGAAGGTTGCGGAAAGAAGGTTCTGTCCCTGAAGGTCGCCACTTCCAGAAGGATTCAAACTACCCCACTGATTATTGGTGTCGCGGGGAAGAAGGTCTGCTGGATTTGCAACGGGAAGTTGCGACGCACCGGAAGGAGCTGCTGCAGCTGCGGTAGCCATTCCATCTTGTTGGACCTGCGCAGGAGAACTTGCAGGAAGAACAGCCTTTTGACGTGCGTTGGCATCGCTTTCAAGTCGTTCATAAGGGGCGACGAACTTTTGGTCGGAATAGGTATAAACTGCGTATACAAGAACAATCGCGCCAAAAATCACAAGAATGTGATTGGTACGAAGTGTTTTCTCTAAATCAGACAAAAAACTCATTCTTATAATTTAATTGTATATAAAATAAATGATAAAATAATGTAAGTCAGTATTATACGTCGTCATCGCTATCGGAAAGATCCGAATTATCTAATAAATATGCGGCCTTTATTTCTTTTGCTTCTAAATATGTGCGTATGGCAACCTTTTTAGCTTCCTGTGCCTTCTTTTTTGCAACCTTATACATTTCATAAAGGACGTCTTTATGTTTTTTCAGTTTTATCGAAGCAATCATTGTTGTTCCTTCTTTTGAATTTGAGGCGCTACTTTCCGGATTGGTGGTGGTGGTGGCAGTTGAAAAATTCGGCTCATTTGTATCGATCGTATCAGGAATATTGTCAAAGTCAATTTCTACTTCCGTAAATCCAAAATGCTTTATTTCTCGTTCTCGTTCTTGTTCTGGTTCTACTTCTTGTTCTACTTCTGGTTCTACTTCTGGTTCTTGTTCTTGTTCTACTTCTGGTTCTGGTTGTGATGTTTCTAAATCGTTATATCCTAAATGATTCTTTGTATTTGAATCTGGTCCCGGTCCCGATTGTTTTGAACCATTAACAGGGACAACCGTATTTGAAGCTTGCGGTGATAGTTGTTTCGGCTCCGAAATAACACATGTTTCAAAAAGAGGAACATCCGGAATAACTAAGACCTGTCGCAGTATCAATTCCATCTGAAAATTACGAGAAGTGAACTTAATTCCTTGAAATTCTATAATCGAAATGATGGTATGATCATCCTTAATGTGTTCAACGGATACTGGTTTTTTATGTTCGTCAAATATTTTACATGAAAACGGTTGAATATGAGTAAAGTTTCGTGTCGGTTCTAAATTTACACGAACCAGAAAATTACCGGTTTTATATGCTCGTATTGGTGATGTAAACGAGTTTTCAATATCAGTACGATCGAGTTCTTGCGTGAACCATAAATGGCGTTTTTCATAAAGTAGATCAACCGACCTTTTCTCTAAATTCGTGATCCATTCTATAAATTCAGAATCACTATCGGAAGCGGTAACCAATAAATCAATGTATGCTTTTTTACCTGATACAACGATTCCTTGTTTTGATCGTATTTTTGTGCTCTGAATATAGAGTGGTTGTGTGCTATTGTAATACGAATATCGCGTCATGTATGAACCACCAGCAATACTATTCG